AAGGACGCACCGGACGAGTTTCACCGATGGCTGGAAGCTACGGCGAAGCACTTGCAGGATCAATTTTATGCAATAGAGGCGCAGGCTAGTACGGCGTTCGCGGAGGCAGTAAAGGACAGGAGCTTGAGCCGTAAGGAGTTCGCGCAGAAGTTTAGGGATTTTGAGTATCCAGGGATCCTTTTTGCGATGTTGGACGGCAAAGACCATCAGGAGATTATCTGGCGGATGATCAGACCGAGGGGCGAGAAAACTTTCAAAAATGACGAATAATAAAATGGCGAAACTCACGATGCTTTCCGGCTTACCAGCAAGCGGAAAAAGTACAAAAGCAAAAGAACTGATGGAGGCGTCCGGCAATACGATCCGGGTTAATAAGGATCTTCTGCGTACGATGCTCCATTTTGATGAGTGGACGGGAAGGAATGAGGCAAATACCAAAGATGCCGAGAGGTGTCTTGCTAGAGAGTTTTTGAGGTGTGGAATAAATGTGATCGTGGACGATACAAATCTGGCGTCCGGTAATAAAGAATCGTGGAGACAACTGGCGGAGGAGATGGACGCCAAGTTTGAGCACTTGAATATCGGTACCTCGTTGGATGAGTGTCTGGAGAGGGATTGGGATCGTGAAAAGAGCGTGGGGCGCGACGTGATCATTCAAGTGGCTATGAGGTCGGGATTGGTTGAAAAGCCTGAAAAAGGCTATGTTTTGTGCGATCTGGACGGAACGCTGGCGGATATCCGGCATCGGCTTCACTTCGTCAATCCGGAATGGGCGGCCAAGAAGGGGATTGAGTTCAAAAAGGACTGGAAGGCTTTTTTTGCTAGAATTCCACAAGATACTTTGCGATCGGACACGTACGCGATGATTAAGGAGTTTGCCGAGAATGGATATACGATAGTCTTCGTTTCAGCGCGGTCAGAAGATTACAGGGAGGTCACGAAGGAGTGGCTGAACAGGTTCATTGAGTTCGAATACCTGACCTTGATATTGCGCCGGTCTGGTGATAGTAGGCCGGATACCGAGGCTAAAAATGGTATGCTGGATGCTTTCTTTCCGCACAAGGAGTGGATTTATAAGGTCGTGGATGACCGGCCGAGTGTGATCCGGATGTGGAGAGAGAACGGGTTGGACGTGATTGACGTCGGGCCGGGCAAAGAATTCTAATGATGTATTATCACTCACCATATAGGCAAGGAAAAAATACTTGTCGGAGTGGGAAAAGGATGTATGACAAGCGTGGAGCCCAGACAGCTCGGAACTTTCAGCAGAGGAAAGGAAGTCGGAAGCTGAAAATATATCCTTGTGGAGATCACTGGCACCTTACCCATAAAATACGATGAAAAAAGGTAATATCTGCGGGAATTGCCATAACCGGTTCTTTCCGAAGCATCGGAATCGCCGGCTTTGCGATACCTGTGGACAAACTGTGAATAACCCTCTTTGTTTGAGGTGCGGCAGGGAGATTTTCGGGAAGCATAGTAGCAGGAAAAAATTTTGTTTTGACTGCGGATATGCTAGAATAAAAAAGTAGGCACTATCACCATTATGTTCGGATTTTTCAAGAAAAAAGAGCCGCCGAAACAGCAAGGGATTTTGAGTAGGAATGAGATGATGAGGATTTTCGTGGAGAGCTACCCGAAATCAATACCGGCATTTATTGTGGTGAATGATTGGGAGGGATTTGAGAATATATTGGTTGAGGCGACGCCGGATCTGGTTGACGAGCATTGGAGGGCGTTTAATCAGGCGATGGGAAGATTTTTAATGCAGAAAAGTTTATAAAAAACACTGACCATCACCAATGGACTATAAAATTGAGCAGGTAAATATCTCGGAGATCAAGCCATATCCGAAGAACGCTAAGAAGCACTCGAAGGGACAGATCAAGCAGATTGCGGCGAGTATTAAGGAGTTCGGATTTAATCAGCCATTAGTCCTAGATAAAGAGGGATTAGTGATAGTTGGACACGGTAGATATCTAGCGGCGCAGGAATTGGGATTAAAAAAAGTTCCGGTTTTGAGATTACCAAATTTGACTGACGAGCAGGTGAAGGCGTACCGGTTGGCGGATAATCGGCTTAATGAGAGCGAGTGGGATTTTGACTTGGTTATTGAGGAATTAAAGGGATTGGACGCCAAAGGATTCAATATAGAGCTGACGGGATTTGATAAGGAGATGATTTTGGACTCTGACGAAGCGGCAGATCACATACCGGACGCTCCGAAAAAAGCCAAAACCAGACTGGGAGACATTTATCAACTCGGGGACCACCGTCTTATTTGTGGCGATTCAACTGACCCGCAGGTTTATAAAGATTTGCTAGGAGATACCAAGGCGAACTTAGTTTTTACGAGCCCGCCGTACAATATGAACGCCAAGATGTACCAGAACTACAAAGATAATCTCAAAAGTCAGGAGTACATTGAGTTCAATCTGGAGGTGATCAACCTTATTAAAGATTATCTGAAAGGATTTATTTTTTGGAACGTGAGCTATAACAAAAATTCCAGGTGGGAGTTCCTAGAGATCTTGAGCCGGATGGTTAAAGAAACCGGACTACAGTTTTTGGAGATGATCATTTGGAATAAAAAACGAGCGATGCCAATCACCAGCACGAAAATGCTAACGAGGCAATACGAGGATATTTTATTGGCCGGGGATCCGGATGCTATCAAGGAAGATATGGAGATTTATTTTTGTGGCGAAAACGACAAGGGAGCATATTTTAACAAAAAAACCCGAAAGGGAATTACGAATTACTGGGAAATTTCAGTTAACAAAACCCAACTAGAAAATCACTCGGCCTGCTTTCCGGTGAATCTTCCGCTTAAGGGCATTCTGCTTATGAGCGAACAGGGGGGGGTAGTGCTGGATCCGTTCGGCGGGTCGGGATCGACACTGATAGCCGCGGAGAAAGCCAAGAGGAAGTGTTTTATGATCGAGCTGGACCCGATTTATTGCGATGTAATCGTGAAGCGGTGGGAGATTTTTACAGGTAAAAAGGCTAAATTATTAAAATGATTGATTGGAAATTAGCTAAAAAATTGAAAGAGGCAGGATTTCCGCAGGAGACAATGATTGAAATAGGCGGAGGGTGCGACGGGCAAATGGACAAAGTGGGATTTTATTTTGTTTCGCCCCCGGAATCTTGTGGGGCAGATGGTTTATTCAGTGGGATTGAATTAGAGAAATTTAGAAAAGAAAAACCGAATCATACAGTTATTAAATTGCCTACTCTTGAGGAGTTGATTGAGGCGGTGAGAAGTATCGTTTTGACTACAGGCGAAGGAATGGAAAGTTGCCATCGCGTACATTTGTTCTTTGAGTTGATTGGAAAGCAAATAGAGAAAAGTATTGGTTGGACTGCTTGTGCCGGGGAAAATTTTATGGAGCCGGCCGGAATGGATCTTAAAGAAGCAGAGGGTCAGAGTGCTTTGGAAGCCGTGGCGAATTTGTGGTTAAAATTGAAAGAAAAATAATATGGCAAGACCAACAAAAAATAATCCTACAGGAGCCCAGAAAAGCCCTAAAATGACACCGGAGGCCATCAAAAAGTTGGAGGAGGCATTTGCCATTGACGCTACGGTAGAAGAAGCGTGTTTTTATGCGGACATCTCGCCACAAACTTATTACAATCTTGTCAAGAAGGATCCGAAACTGTTGGAGAAGTTCGGCAGGCTCAGGGAAAAGCCGGTATTGAAGGCGAGAAAGACGGTGGTGGATAGTTTGGATGATCCGAACCACGCTAAATGGTATTTGGAGCGTAAGAGGAAAGCGGAGTTTTCAGAGAGAAAAGAGAACACAGGGGCGAACGGAGATCCGATAAAGATACAGTGGGAAAAATAAAAAACTATGGAAGTTAAACAAATAGAAATTTTTGTGCCGAATGAAGAACAAGCCCGTATTTTTGAAGTCGGAAAAGAGGAGGTAACTCATATCTTTATTAGTGATAGTAATGTTACTGCGGTAAGAATCACTTTTTTAGATGGCAGTAGAGTATTTTTTGAACGGATGCCGTTTATAGCAAAAAATAATGAATAGATACATTTTGAATGGCAGGGAGGCGATAGTTTTGGATGGGAAGCTTTTTGTTGAGGCGGAGCAGGTGGCAGAGGGTCCAGTGTTAGAAACTAGCGATGGACCGGTTGGCGACCGTCGGTATAAGAGCTGGCGCAAAACCGTCAAGAAATTGGATAAAAAGATTGGATCGGGAAAGGGTAGGGTTGGTAGAAAACGAATTGGGCCGGAAGCCAGGCAGTTGATTATTGACGACATTAAGGCCGGCAAGCGATCCTCGGAGATTATGGAGGAGCACGACATCAGTTCGCCGACGTATTACGCGATAAAAAAGCAGATGGAATCCGGAAAGGTTATGGAGCCGACGACTTATGTTTGCGACAACGAATTTTGCGGTGTGAGGACTAAGAGTTTTAAAGATTGTGTTGGCGAGAGGTGCTTTAAATGCGAAAGTGGGATCGTGAAAAAGGCCAAATGAAGCAGAAGCCAAATTACCGGGGGGAGGTGCAGGAGGTTTTTGCCGACAAGAAATTCCAGGTGAAGATTCTGATCAATGGCGCGGAGGAGCCGGTGCTTTGTTTCGCGGCGGGAAAGCTCTTGAAGAACAAGATCAAGATCATCCCGGGGGATAGGGTTGCGGTTTATCTGGAGAAGATCGGCGGGTTGGGGAGGATAGATTATAGGTTATGATCGTAAAGATTCCGTATAAGCCCAGGAATTGGGCGCAATTGCTTCACGACGCCGTGACAAGGTGGGTAATTATGGTCTTGCATAGGCGCGCTGGAAAGACTACGGCGGTGCTTAACCACTTACAGAGGGATTGCTTGATGAACAAGGAGAAGGGGATTTATGCCTATATTGCGCCGACTTATAAACAGGCGAAATTGATCGCTTGGGATATAGCGAAGCAGATATCGGTGGGGATTCCGGGAGTAGAATATATTGAGACAGATCCGAAGGTGATTAAATACCCGAATGGCACCAAATTGATACTTTTGGGCGCGGACAATCCGGACAGCTTGAGGGGTATGGCCTTGTGGGGTGTAGGGCTAGATGAGTTTCCGCAGCAGTCGTCTAACATCTTCTCCGAGGTCGTCTCGAAATGTTTGGCGGATCATCTTGGTTATGCGGTGTTTTTCGGCACTCCGAAAGGGAAGGGTGAGTTTTACAGGATGTTCGAGTCGGCTAAGAAGAATAGGGACTGGACCGTGATATTCAGAACGATTGATGATAGCTTGCGGGATGAGACTGGAAAGACGATTGAGAATCTTCGGGTGGCTTTGGAGGACGATCGGCGGCTGGTGGCGCAGGGTCTTATGACCGAGGATGAGTTCAATCAGGAGTGGTATTGCTCATTCGAGGCATCAATCAAGGGCGCGTATTATTCTAGAGAGTTGGCCGAGGCTCGGAAG